CGAACATACGATCGCAGCAGTTGCCCCAGAAGGTGTAGTAATTGCAAGTGTTGCTCCGGTAATGTTAGTAAATTGTGCTGTTGATCCGGTAACTGTGGTTCCCGAAACAGTTACGAAATTAGCGGTTGTTCCCGTGACCGTTGTTCCAGTGACTGTAGTAAACCCTGCGGTGCCACCTGTTAAAACAGTAAATTGACCTGTATTACCTGTAACCGTTGCTCCGGAAACACTGGTTGTTCCAACAACAGTAACCCCTGTAATATTTGTTGCATTTACTGTTGTTCCTGTAATAGAAGCACCTGAAAGTTGGCTGGTAAATGTGCCGCTAATACCTGTGTATGTTGCACCTGTAATGGTGCCGGAAACAAACAAACCAGAACCAGAAACAAAAACGCCGGACAACACGGTAAAGTTGCCGCTAATCGTCTGGTCTCCAGCGAAGGTTTGGTTGATGGCGGTTAAGAACTGGAAGACACCGCTGGTAAAGCTTGCGTTCCCACCCGTTACTGTTTGGCCGGAAACTCGATCGGTAAACGTACCGCTAACACCAGTGATTACCGTTGCTTGAACTGTGTTTCCCGTCAGGGTTTGCCCTGAAAGCTGTGTTGTAAATACTCCAGAAACACCAGTCAGTGTTGAGAATTTACCAATATTTCCTGTAACTGTGGCGCCAGATACTTCAGTGGTAAAAACACCTGAAATTCCAGTAACCGTAGTAGCCCGTACCGTGTTGCCGGTAATAACCGCTCCCGAAAGCTGTGACGTGAAGACACCGCTTACACCGGTAATTTGTGTGAACTGAGCCGTGGTGCCAGTAAAAGTAACACCTGAAACTGTTCCGTTGGTAACCGTGAGCCCAGACGCTATTGTTCCAGAAGAGCCAACCGTTAGTGTTCCACTTGTAGAAATATTGCCAGTAACAGTGATGTTTTGTTTGACAATTCCAGTGGTGATGGTTGCCGTCTCGGCGGTTAATGTTGTGAAATTGCCAATGTTTCCTGTAATTGTTGCGCCGCTTAATTGTGTAGTAAAGACGCCGCTAACACCGGTAACAGTAGAAGCAAGGACCGTGTTGCCGGTAATTGTTGTACCACTTAATTGAGTTGTGAATACACCACTAACACCGGTGATGTTACTAAACCGACCCGTATCACCAGTAATAATTGCACCAGAAAGCTGGCTGGTAAAAACGCCGGAAACTCCAGTTGCTGTAGTAAAGCGTGCCGTATCACCCGTGATGACAAGACCACTTAAGTTTTGATAAACACCGGAAGTAAAGTTTGCGGTTGTTCCCGTGACCGTTTGTCCGCTGATCGTACCGGTAACACTGATGCCAGAAGCAAAGAAGCCGGAGCCACTAACAAATAGATTGCCTGAAACAGTGTGATTGCCTGTGGTTGTATGGCTGCCTGCAATCAGTGTTTGAAATGTACCGGTCGTGAAGTTGGCATTTGTTCCAGTAACGGTTGCGCCCGAAAGTTGTGTTGTGAAAACGCCACTAACACCTGTAATCGTGCTGAACCGACCCGTGTCACCGGTAATGATCGCGCCGGAAAGCTGGCTGGTGAAGACACCCGAAACGCCAGTGCCGTTGGTGTATCTGACCGTATCACCAGTAATCGTGGCGCCCGATAACTGAGTTGTAAAAACACCAGAAACGCCCGTAACTGTCGATGCTTTTACCGTATCGCCCGTGATTGTTGCACCAGAGAGCTGGCTGGTGAACGTTCCACTAATGCCTGTGATATTGGTAAAGCGTGCCGTATCGCCAGTGATGGTGGAGCCGCTAATGGTGCCGGTGGTTGTTAAGTTGTTTTGAACAACAACGCCACTGAACGTAGCAAGTCCTGAACTTGTAACAGTATTAAGACTGGTGGCGCCACTAACCGTAAGATTTCCGGTGATTGTTAAATCACCAAGAATTGTTTCACCGCTGATATTTACATAGTACTGATCCAGGTAATTCCTGAATTCTGTAAAAGTAATTTTTTTATTACGAAGCGTCGGGTCCACCTCAAAAACGTGGACGAGCGTAAGCAGGTCCTGCTCATTGATGGAAAGACCATCAATTGCGGGGAATTCAGAAATACGTCTGTTCGACACCTACTTTTACGCCATATTCTTACCTTTAATTATAAATCTCTTTTTCTAGCGAACTCTAATTTCAATCTTAGGCAATAAATTAGAAACGAAGTTCCAACTTACTTGAATTCCTGTTACAATCCCACAAGAGAGAAGGATTACCAATAACAATTCAGCGACTGTAAGGTTGCGTCGCACATAAACAATCTGTGGCTGAGGTCCGGGGGAGCGTTGAACTCTGCCTTCTTCCGCCAAGGTTTGTTGAATAGCCAGCTCTCGTGCTCTTGCTTTTAAGGCTTCAAGCTGTTCAGGGGTGATCTGAGGCGGAAGAGGCGGTTGGCTGGCTGGAATCTGATCTTCCATTTGAGCAAACTGTTTTCCCACACGTTAGCATCTAAGCAAAACATTTGGCGCTATGAATTACGGAATTCGCAAGGGACTTGAAGATATTGCTGCAGAACTCAAGGGAATTCGAAATATCTTGGCCTCCATGTGGCATAGCCGTTACTCAGAGGGTGAAACGGATCGCCTGAATCCAGAGGCTTATGCCGACGAATATATCTCCACCGAGGAGTGCGCCAGGCGCCTGGGGGTTTCAGATCAAACACTGCGAAACTGGATGGCCATTGGCAGGAAGAGTCCCGATAAAGGCTGGGTTGAGGGCTTGCATTACGTCAACGCATCTCCCAACCCGAACAAAAAAGCAATCATTCGGATTCCCTGGAACAACCTGGTGCGTTCATTTGCAAAAAACCCAGAACTCACTTCGGAAGACTACCGAAAACCCAAGTCAAACATGTATGTGTCGAAAGAATATCGGCCTGAATGACCATGGCGCATCGCTTTAAGGGATTCAACATAGAAGATGTAGATCTGGAAAATTACCAAGATCTACTTCCGGAATCTCTGGCGCTGCAGCTTAGTATGTTTGTACCCCCCGAGGGGTCTTTCGATACCGGGTGCATCAGAAGGTATCTGGAAAACTTAAAAAAATATGAAGAAGAAGACGTAAACTCGGGAATGACCCTTGCTAATCGTTTGCGACTTGCGTTTCGAGATTTAAAACCAGACACAATTTGTGGTAAGTTTCCGCAAGCAGAATTGCCGCTCAAAAGGAGGTTGCGATGCGTTGCCGAATATTTAATACGGTCGGGCGAACTGGAGAAACTGCGAGATGACAGCGGGAAACTGGTAAAAAAACGAGGTATTCTTGGAAAAATGGTCGTTTTGTACCAGCCGACCGATAAACTGATTGAATCTTTAACACGACAGGGTTTATTGGAATTATGAATCGTCGCGAAAAACTAATTGCTGCTGCGCTTGGCAACGATTTTGATGAGACAAAAGCCCGGATGCTCGATGCCACCATTCGGTTAATTCTTGGCGACATGGGCCAGCATTATTGCAAGTTCTGGGAACATGAAGGGCCTGGCGTAATGGTCTTTCAGCCTGAGAACATGTCAAAATCCATGTTTTTCTTGACGCTCAAGGAGTTGCACGCAGCACAAGAAGAGTGCGAAAAGGATAACAACGGTGATCTGGCCGAGACTTTCCGTCGCATTTTGGAAGCTGCGCAGAAAATCGACCCGGCAGAAAAGGCTGGCTACCTCATTAACGATAAAGAGGGCATTCGCTATTCGGAAATAGACTATAACGTCGTCGCGGATGCGTAATGCCAATTCAAAATATTCGCTCTCACGTTGAGGACCGTGAGTTAATTACAAATTATGATCTTGTCGCGTCGGCGCACGCTCTTTTAGAGGGCATTGATCTGGATGTAGCCAGTTCTCATGTAGCAAACCGCTACGTCGAAGCAACGGAATATTTTACCCCTGTTGAAGACGGGTTGAATTGCCAGCAGTGGCACGGCAGCGTCTACTTGTTTCCACCAAGTGGTACGTATTTTTGGGATAAAAAGAACCAGAGGTGGAAGATGACAAGGGCAACGTCCCCGACCCTGGTGTCTTCTCATGCCATTTGGTTCAGAAAGCTATATAAAAGCTGGTCAACCCGACAGATTACTCAGGGTTTGTACTTTACAAACTGTCCCGACATGATTCGTTACGAGCAAAATATCTTTGATTTCCCCATGTGCATTCTCAAGACGGCGCCAACACTATTAAAAAATACCAGTGAAGGTGTTAGCAGACACAAAACGTGCACTTCTTTTTTGGTATATCTGCCCCCCATGGATCGATCGGCAGAATGCACCGAAAAGTTTATTGACATTTACAGGGAGAAGGGGCGCCTTCTTTACTGAGTTTTGTATACTGAACAACGATTAACCAAGACAATGACAGTGCTTGCAGATTGGCAAATCCAAGAGTTGGCCGAAGAGAAAGAAATGATTGTTCCGTTTGTCAATCGCGTGGTTAGTGAGGAAAACGGCAGGCGTCTCCTTAGTTATGGATTGAGTTCTTATGGTTATGACATTCGTCTTTCCCCGAGCCAGTGTTTGATTTTTGGCAGAATTCAAACGGGCGACTGTGATCCTAAAAATTTTGATCCAGAAATTCTTAAGGAGGCTGAGCTGCTTGAAGACGAGCGTGGTCAGTATTTTTTACTGCCGCCCTATGGATATTGCCTGGGCGTCGCTAAAGAGCGGCTGAAGCTGCCCAGAGATGTCACTGTGGTTGCCGTAGGCAAGTCAACGTACGCACGCTCTGGTATTCTGGTCAACATTACCCCAGCAGAAAGTGGTTGGGAGGGTTACCTTACTTTAGAGATCAGTAATTGCACTGGGCTTTTTAATCGTATTTACGCCAATGAAGGAATAACTCAACTTCTCTTTTATCAAGGATTACCTTGTGAGGTGAGTTACCAGGACCGCAAGGGTAAATATCAGGACCAGCCGCCGGAAGTTGTTTTATCTCAGGTTTAATTAAATATTGCCAAAGGCTCTGCCGGGCTTGTTTGCATAGTTGGTGCTGCCTGCGGGACCATATGTGTCCCCCAGGCTTGGTAATTCTGTTCCGCCAAGATTCGCCGGATTCCGAGGAGTGCGGCCACGAATAGTTGGTTCCGCGATGCCAGCCCTAGTTCTGTATTCGCCCGCGACTTTAGCGGCACGCATAAACTTACCCGCCCGCTCTTGTGGGTTGTTAATACTTTCTACTGATCGTCTATCTTCTTCTTTGACACGACGCAAATCTGTGTCGTAAATTTTTTCAGGATTGAGATCAGTTACCTCTACGCCCGACGAAGCTGCGTCAAGACGAGGATCGTAGACCTGATCAAAGAAATTTGCCATAGTATTATTGTAAGAGGAATAAATCAAGCCTTACATATCATGTACCACAGTGCGGCAGGGTTCCTGGATAGTTTTGTACAGGACGAAGTCAAGTGTCGGTGTTTAGATCTTGAAGAAGACTTTGGTCAGCCTATCGCCAACCAAGAAAATGATGTACCCTTGTATGACATGTACAACAGGGGCTTGGTGGCATGCGAACAGGGAATGGAACGGAATCCACTCAACATCGAGGGGATGGAAAGGTCGGGCGTAACGGGCTACATTCCGTCGATGGAAGACGGCATGAAGATGGGAGCGTCGCCCAAGCCGAAGACCTTGGTGCTGGAGCTTGGGGAGCCAACCGAGGAAATGATGGAGGAGTCTCTCAAGCGCCGTGGTTTGCGCCGATAGAGGACGAAGAGGAAATCATGGACTGCCCAGGGGGTGTATGCCCAGTTCCTTGGGACACGGCTCAGCGTCGTCCCGTGGTACAAGAAGATCTAGTCAATCATCCGTCTCATTACGCAGAGACAGGCGGGATTGAGTGCATTGAAGCCATTGAAGCACAGCTGACCCAAGAAGAATATGAAGGTTATCTCCGGGCCAATTGCGTGAAGTATTTGTGGCGTTGGCGCAATAAAGGCGGCGTTCAAGATTTAAAAAAATGCCGCTGGTACTTGGACCGTCTTATCGAGATAAACGAAGTTTAAAACGGCTGAAGCTCGTCGTCCTCGTCGTCATCGTCGTCGCCAATGCAACTGGCGGCGAGTTCGACCAGTTCAATGTCTGTGGGAATGCCCCAGTCCAGCTCAATATTTTCGTCAGCCATCAACGACTTAATGGCATACCATTCCATCAAGCGTTGGTGGTATAAGTTCAAAAGGGCAGAGTAAAGCTGATCCCAAGTCATTTCTTGGGCGGCAAGCTCAGCCTTACGCATGGAGAATTGCAGTTCCAAGGGGAGTTGAAACTCACGTGGTTCGACTGAACGCTCCATGTAATCCTCAGCCTTAGATTTAATTATTCTAAGACTACATGATAAATATCGAATCCAGCTCTTCGTCTGTGAAAGATGCCCACGGAGAGCTTTCAATGTCAAAATCGTTGGCAAATCGAGACAGAATGTACGGACTGATGCTTTCTTCTAATGTCCTGATTGCGCGAACCTGGTGCGGCGCAGCATTGTAGTTGCGGAAAGC